TAGGCACTAATGCCATCAGGGTTATCATTATTAGACTTAGCAATAAGTCTTGCCGAAAACGATTTAGTAGGTTCAGTACCTAAAGTTTGATACACTACATTTGTTGGTAATTTTGTGCCTAAATTGATTAATGCTTGGAAATTTTTAGTTCCATCTGCCAACACATTGTAGACCTCGATTTCCCAACCACTCATGGTTTGATCAAAATTGTCAGTAAAATTTGTATCAAATCTTCCTGCTACATTTTGAAGATATGCAGAGGTAGTCCATTGCACTTGATTTGCATTTAAACCACTATCATAGGGAATCAATTCCGGGTTAGTTTTATTTGCCTCGTCAGGCAGATTTAATTTTTTAATAAAATAATCAGCAAGATCATACTCAGTCGCATCATCAGATATATTATTTTCTCTTTCGACTCCGGGAAGTGCATATGTCCCAAAAACATGATCTAAGTGATTAACAAATCTAGGGTATTTAGTGTACCCAAATACAATGCCATTAAAGAAATTCCCTGCTTGTGCTCCCCCTGAACCTTGGTTGAGGTTATAGTTTGCAACTAATACTGCATGGTCATTATCAAAAGATGGAGATGTCAAATAATCATCATTCATGCTATGATAAACGACATGACTTTCATTTATAAGGGCAATATTGATCTGCCTATCCCCATGTTGACTTGCTAACCACAAGCACCATCTTTCATTACTAATTGTGCTTGAAGAAATAAATTGTCCTGCCTCAGAGGAATTATCAAAATACAATTTCTTTAGATAATCTTGCAGGAAACCAATTGCATTACTTGCCTGCGGTATGACATGATTCATTGAACCTGAACTATCTAAATAGAAGTTTATATAAGAACCTGTTAAATCTCTAGAACCAATGCTGACTTGTGTTGATCCACCTCCTGTACCTGTTGGAGTGATGGTCGTTGTAATCTCAGTTACAGGCCCAACAAAATCTCCCGGCCCAAGGGGGGTGGGAGCATTAAGAGAGTTGCGAAATTCTCGTTCAGCATACTCAAACCCTTTTTGCATGTTAAACATGTTTACACCCGTGCAAATAGTGTTTGTGTTTCGCATTACTTGTGCTCTGAGGTTAGTTAAATCTGTATGACTACCCCAACTAATCGAGCAACAATTTGATTCTACAGGGTAGGCATCAATTGCGAGACCCAACGAAACTTGTTCACGGACTTCTATAGTGTCGCCAACAGAATTAATTGATACTGAGGGAAACGAGTAAAAGTCTGTACTTGCAGGGATATTTCCTACACTTCCCCCACCTAAATTATTTGCACCAATGCTTGCGAGTTGCCCCCCAATTTTGAAGTTCCAAATCTGATTTACTTCGTCCCACTCCAATGATGCTAAATCACTAGAACTTGATTGATAAACTTGGATTCCACCACCTGAAGTTGTCGGATTGTCTTTATTTAAAAGAATAAAGTCATCAGAAACTTCCACCACTTGAGTGTTTTTAATTTTTGTGCTACCCAATATTTCTAGTGCGTCTGAAACTAAAGTTCCCTTGATGTAGGCATTTCCATCAACAAACAAAGTTGAAGATGTTCCGACTGCAGAACTAGTCCCGTCTCCAATATCTGCACGAAGAGAACTGAGGTTGTTATCGACTATTAAGTCACTTCCAACACTTACATTTCCTGTTGTTTGCAAACTGCCTGATTTTGTAAAAGTTGCAATAGATGCTGAATCTGCAACTAAGTGATTAACCTCAAAATTTGAACTTGCAGTTCCTGAATTATTGGCAATCAAGGTATCAACTTCTGTCTTAGTGTAATGAGCATTAATAATGTCACTTGAAGTTGTGTAGTTTCCTAAACTTAATTGAGTTGCATACTTTGCGTCTGTTTCAGATTTGGTGTAATGGTTTGCAATAATGTCGATTGATTTAGTGAACTCACCAAGACTGACCTTTGTTGCAAATGTGCTATTTGCGGTTGTTGTCGGCATTGCACTATCTGCAGTTTGTTGAACTGCAAATAAACTTACCCGTAAATTGTTTTGATCAGTCCCAAGCAATCTTGCCAACTCCTCATACTCTGTTTGAAGTTGTGCAGTTGTTGGATTGTTGTATTCATTCGTAAATCCCTGAACTGACCCTAGATCACTATGGTGGGCAATATCTGACCCGTTTGTTAGGTCACTAGACCCTAAACTTACATTGCCACTAGAAAACCCGTTTATGTTTAAAATTCGTCCAATTGTAGACGCATCAGTAAGATGTGTTGATGCAAGCGACACATCACCCGTTGTTAACCCATTTACGCTTTTGACAGGAGCAATCTCAAATAAGTCCTGCAATAGCATTTTCTTAGTCCGGGTTGTGCCGGACGGGGGAATGTCTACAACCGGGATGAAATCATTGTTTGATACATTGCCTGTCGTTAGGTTAGGTAGTTCACTAATTTTTACTAATCCCATATTAAACCTCCGCAAATTCTCCTAACTCAATTGAAGGAAAACCATTTAACCACATTTTGTCTTGGTACACATATATTCCCCCACTCCACCCGTGATAAACGGGTATGGTAGAAACATCCAAAAACGCTAAATTATCATCATATGCCTGATTATATTGTGACTCTGTTATGTAGGAAATAAAGTCATTCCTTATCTCCCTTAAATGCCAATAATATTTGAAATCTAATGGAGTGCCCTTCAGTTCACTTAAATAAAAACTTACAGGAGTTCCGTTAATAAATTCATTTGCACCATGTACATAAGAAGAACCCCCAATATAATTTAATTGTATTTCAGTTACAGGTGCAGAAGGACAACTATTTGCACCACAATCTAATGTCCTGAATGGATTACTTCTTCGAGGAGCATCTCTATCAAAAACTTGGTTAGTTTGCAGAAATGTGATGTCCCAATCTGAACTTGCAGTAAAACTTTTAAGATAACCACTAAATCCGGGAATGCTCCCTGAAACCATCCCGTTTTCTGTAATTAACTTGTCTTCACTCCCATCTTCTAAAACCAAAACATCTCCACCTTCAGTAGCAATGGAAGCATCACCAAGTGAAGTGGTTGAATAAAACCCACTAAATAACCCTGAGTTATAAATCAATGCGTTGCAAAGATGGGAGATCATATCATCGATTGTAAAGTATTGCTGAACCTGCACTCAGTTCGATTTCTGTAGTTATTCCAAACAACACAAGGCCACCCGGCATTCCCAACCCAACCATGCTGACATCACTTGTATCAATATTACCTTTGTAGGATTGTATCATTGAGTCTTGAGTAAATTGGACGGCATTCCATTCGCCCACATGGACTCCTGAAGTATTGTCAATTAACTTTCCTCCTTGTAATCCTGATAGATTTTTTACTGCATCTTGACTCATATTAGTTTTGGTAAATCATTGTTTGTGTTTGACTGATCGGATATACCGAAACACTTGGTTGGTTTTGTTGTTGCAACTTCTCAACTCTGTCCATCTGCCTGAGCAAATATTCTTCTGCCCGTGCTTCTTCAATGCCTGCTTTTTCGGTCTGACCATCTCCTCGAAAAAAATCAGCAAGGCAGGCAGAAATTAAGTAATTCTCAAAAAACCTTGGAATGTCACTTGCCCCAAAATCATAGTCCAAAAATTCTTTCTTTGCTAAAACAAAGACAGAACTTTGGTCATATGCAGTTGATAAAACAATCTTTGAGTTGATTATTCTGTACTCAACTTTTGATGCCTGACGATCAGTATATGGGTTTCGATTCCATGCCTCTAAAACATCGTAGTTGATTACATCGGTTGTATTTGTTGCAACCGAATCTGAACTGACAGGGATTTCGATTAATTGAATTAATTCAGGCCAATCAACCCTACCCCAAGCATCACGCAACCTTGAGTTTAGGCAGTTGAGAAAAAAGAATCTGTCTGTTGCATCTAATGTCGCTAAACCTGCGACTGACTGAAATCTTTTCTCAAGTAATTCATGCGATATGGTCTGCACCCTTACTGAACATTGTTGCCAAAGTCATTAGTCTTAATTCCGATTGGTGTACCACCAACCTGAACATTGTGACGATTAAACTGACTAGGTGGACGATACTGCAAGATGTCATGACGGAATTGCCTGCCTTGGTTTGAGACCTTATCAATCTCGTGGGTAAGCAAAGATTCAGCATATTGGTCTTCCGCAATTGCCTTTTGGTTCTGCCCGTCTCCACGAAGAAAATCGGCATATGATCCGTGAACTGCATACTCAAAGAAAATCCAAGGAACATCTCCGTTGTCTCCTGATTCATCACCATAGTACCCGGTTGTTGCAGAACCATCATTGACTACATCAAGCAGGTCTTTTCGGTAAGTTACATATACGCTACTCCCTGCTAAACTATCAGGACTTATGATTTTAATCAGTCCATTCCCTAAAGAATCATTGTCTTGCAGAAATGTATGCTCGTCAGGGTAACGAGTAGTAACAGGGTCTTGTTTGTGAACACGGAAAACAACATTTGCTTTATTCGCAAGTGATGCCCCGGATGCCCCGGATTTATTGTAAGATAAAAATTGGTTTGAAGTAAGAGATACACTTTCACCTACAATGGTGAAAGTAGGCCAAGGATAACGCTCAAACGCCAACCTGACCCTGCGATTAACAAGGTCACGCAAAAATTGTGCGTCTGTTGTTTGAAGTGATTCTAACCCTGTAAGTGCTCTGAAACGATCTTGCAGGGTCGCATAAGGAAGTGTTGGAAAGTTTGCCATAGTAATTAATCAGGTTGTATCCTGCACTCAGGATTGTCTTTATAAAATTTATCCCGTGTTTTGGTATCGTTCCAAAACCCCGGATCGTGTTGCTCCCATCTAAGGAAGGTTCTAGCGTCAATTGCACCTACAGGTTTAAAGTGTTTAGACTTCATCCCCTTCATGTCCTCGTGCATTTTAGCAACTGCCCGTTGCCTCTCTTTATATGTTTTCTTTTCAGTTGCCATCTCCTGCTCGTTTTGACGATGCAATCGAGCAATATACTCTTCATCGGAGATTCGTTTACTACTTCCTTTAACTATTATATTTAATGGCATAACTAAAAAGGTTTGGAGAGGGAGGGAGGACTATTCACCTCCCTCTCCGACACATCACATCAGTAGTAAAACTGACATTAAACGATAGAACCAAGAGGTTTAGAACCTGCAGTTGGGCAGAGAGTCAACATGGTGCGAACCAATCCACGCTTTCCTCCACCATCAGGATCAACCAAATCAATTGAATTGATGTCCTCAAGGTAGCGAAGTTGAATGTGGGAGTCACCGGGAATGAGATAACCTCTCCTGCGTTGGGTATCACCAAGAGTTCCCCCGGAGGTAAAACCTGCAAGAAGGGTTGGCACTAAGAACACTCGTCCCCAATCGGAGATGTACTCCTGTACACTCAAGCGAAGAACACCATCACCAACATTTTGTGTAAGTTGGTAACTTGCGTGATTCGATACCTCCAAACGGGTGAAATCTGAGACCTGATTGATGACTTCCGGGCCTGCCACGAGACGATAGGTGGAAGCATTTCCGTGGTTCTCATAAACTGCCTGAAGCAGATCACGAAAATCACCTTCGGTCATGTTCGTTGGAGTTTGTGCGGTGAGTTTATCGGTAAGGTCAAAACGACTACCTGTAACTGCCCGGTATTTTTGTTTACCTGCAGTTGTGTAGATTGAAGTGTTGGTTGGGTCAGTCCATGTACCAAGACCTGCCAATTTATCACCCTGTCCTCCGTCACCCGTTTGGATGTCAGTATCAGAGCAGATAAGTGCTTCAATATCTCTTTTGAGTTCTATAAGTGCACGTGCTTTTGAACTCCCATATAAATCATTTGGGCCTGCTACGGAAACCGCTTGTGCCTGAGGAGTAACTGCGAAAGTACGCTCAAGTTGTTGGATTCTGTTGCCCAAACGAGCACGATCAGAAGTTTTATCAACAAAATCGTCAGTTGTTGCATTACCTTGAGCGTCTTCGACTCCACCTGTATATTTCAAGGGTTTACCATCGATTACTCCGGGGAACGAAACATTACTGAGGTCATCGACTAACCATTCAGAAAACATTGCGGTTGCCTTCGGCCCACGGGGGAGAAGTGAGAACATTGGAGTCTGCTCGACTGCAGTTCTGCGTAAAGTATTGTCTAAGGATTCTCTCGCACCTCTTTCGGAGGGGCGATCACCAAGTGCGTATGAAGTTGCGGTTGCCATAATAATAAGAATTTAAGTTTGAGATAAAAATGCGGTTAATTGTTCCTGCGTTATATTACCTTCACCCAAAATTTTCTTTCGTGCGTCTGATGATGAACTTCTGTTTTTTAGTGGTGGTGAAACATCACTATCAGGAGACTTTGGAGGAGGAGGTTTTGGCCTGCTTTTTTTGAGAACACTTGTTCTCTTGGCAGTTTTTGATCCTCTTGCTTTGACTGCATTTACTCCTTCAACCATTAATGCCCGGAGGTAAACTCCATTGGGAAGTTGATCAAGTACCTGTAGGTTCGGATCAGATAAAGTGTTTTTAAACAACTTGAACTCATCAGAATCCTTCAAGTTTAAGAAAGGAAAATCCTTAATTGCCAACTCCTCAGATTGCCCCCGTAATTGCAGGAACTTTTCACGGGCAGGGATTAATTCCTCTAAGTGCTCTTCCGCACTTTGCAGAATCTGCCTTCGTTCCTCACGGGTGTATTCTTTTTCTCCTTCAGTTACGATATCTTCATCTTCGTGCATCCTTGCCCACTTTTTTGCAGATAATGCTTCTTGCTTTAACTGCTCAATATCTTGCAAGTTTTGTGCCTCCTGAATGGTAGGGTTTTCCTCTACTTTCTTATCTAACTGCATAGATTGGACTTGTGCAGTTAATGCTTCAACTGCCTCTTCCGCACTTTTACTTCGTGCAGTCAAGCGTCCTATCTGTTTAAGGAGTTTCTGAACACTCTTAGGTTGTTTGTCGTCATCACCTTGATCAGAATCCTCATCGGATTCTTCTTCAGGTTCTGACTCCTGAGTTTCATCATTCGACTGAGAAAGAACTTCTTCTGATTCCGTTGGTTCGTCTTCTGTTAATTCAGTAGACTCCTCAACTTCTTCAGTAGATTCGCCACCTAAATAATTAAGTAGATCATCTTGAGTTAGGTTTCCTGTTTGTTCTTCTGTTGCGTTTTCATTGTCTGCAACCTCGACTATATTTGATTCATTCATATCTGCATTTTGTAAGTTGCATTCTTATTTAGTTCTGCAGAAGTTACCTCCTGCCAATACGAGCATTATACTCAAAAATTTTTTTATTTAGACTGACTCTTTTTCGATGCATTCGATCAATCTTCTTCAGGATCAAAGTCTGCCTCAAATTCAACAACTTCTTCGTCCAACCATTTATTAACTGCCTTGTATACTGCTTTAGCGATCTGAACATCTTCGAGATCGCATTCTTCACTCCAACGATTAAGCAATGCCTTTGTTTCATTTTTAATTTGTTTTTTGACTCCGGCACTCATTGATTTGATCGAGTATTGTACTCATGGCACTAATACCCCCTGCGAGGTATGCTAAGATTTGAGGGTTTTCGGCATTTTGAATATTTGCCAAGTCTCTAACATGATCATCTTTCCATTGCTTCATGATCTTGGTGATGTACTCAAATGATTCATTACCCTCTAGTTTTAAAACTGCTTCTTCTAATGTCATGATGCTGATGTGGGTGGAGCATTGCCTGCAGGTGCTCCCATTCTGCCTGTTAGTGCGTTTTTGCGTTGTTGCTCTTGATGCTGAAGCATCTTCATATAGTTATCTATTCGTGCTTTAAATTGCTCGTCCGATTGATACCTATTTTGAACATCGGTTGCAGGTATTTCTTCAGTTCCTTGGAGGAAGTTGTTAATGATGCCCATACGCATTTGAACATTTGCATTTTGCGGAGCATTAACGACTTGCCCGGAAGCAATCTTTGCGAGGTCTGCACTTGTTTCTTCTGCCTCCTTTTCTGATGCCTCCTGCTTTGGCATAATCAATCGATCTGCCAAAGTCGGATCGATGCTTTCTGCAAACAATTTAAGGAACTCGTCATATCGCCCAACACCTTCCCTGTCGAATTGACCAAAGATGTCACCTAATGTTTTTAGTCGCTCAAGACTTTGTGCCTGATCGAGTGAATTAGCGTCAAAGGTTAGGGTGAAGTCAAAAAACTCTGCGACATCATCGAATGCAACCTGAACATCTTGCTCGTTGCTTAATGCCCTCATCCATGACTCCTCTCCCCCATACAATTTCTGTAAATGCCATATTTGCTTCAGCACGGGTCTCCAATTGTCCAACCATGTACTGATTCGGTCTTGCCGGATAAGAGTAGCCTCTACCTTATCTTCTTCGCTTGTAGGTCTACCCATCGCTTGCCTAGCAAGGTTACGCAAACTCTGCTCAACCTCCATACTTGCCGGACTATACTGAGGAATATCTAGGAAACTTACCTCGCCCGGTCTACGCACGGGTACGAAACTACCCGGCCCAATACGCTCAGGTTTTCTACCTACAAGAAACTGAACAGGAGGAATAGTAGAAAGACTTGCCCGGTCAATTCTCATGTCCTGCTCAACCTTGATGCCCTGCTCATACGGGCGTAAAACTTCTGCTATTCCACGAGAGTCCAATAAACGATGGTTTATTGTTTCACGGGTAAATGCGGTGAAAGGATAAACACCTTTCCCGTATTTGTTTATTTCATGCTTTGCAAAGAGTTCAGAATCTTCGCTAAAAATTGTCTGAGTGATAAGCGGAACGCCATCTTCGTCAATGACCCTGCGATAACAGGTTACAAGTTTGATCAGACCTTCAGTATGATCAACATGAACCTGATTGACATAGTGATTATGCGTTGGATGCATTGTTGATGACTGACCTTTGTTTGCCATCTTAATGACATCATCAACAAATGCTTCATCGTACCCCTCAAGTAATACTTTTTCCCGTAAGTCTTCCGGGGTATGGTGATGGATACAATAAACTGACCGGGCGTTTTGTATGTCATTCAAAACATTTGAATCAAAGATGATTTCCCTGCCCACTTCATACGCCCGTATGCATGGTCTGTTTTCTACTAAGCGTTCTGATGGCAAGTCAGTAAAACCTTGAGTTGCAAGTTCCTTAACCATGCGGTTGGTCTTGCGTTTTCTCATTTTAGGAAATGCTTCCTGCATTAATTCCTTTGCGGAATCATCTCCTGCCATAATTGCTTCAGCAAGATCAGGCATTGACTCAGCAATTTCATCTATTGTTATTTGCTCGTAGTACCTATCAATTTTGCGTTTCCAATAAACACCAACAACACCTGCTCCGTACATGAGCATATTGTTTGCAAGGATCGTAGTCTCCCGTTGGAACTCCTGCATGGTGGATAATGTCCACCTCATGTACTTGCCAACTAACTGACTAATGCGAATGTCATTACCTTCTGTTGGAACTGCTTTCATGTTCCCGGTGACAACTGCCCGTTTTAAAATGGCAATGTCTTCGGTGACATTCTGATCGATTAAACCAATCGACATATCAGAAGCACCTTGCCAAGGAAAAGCGTCAGTTCCTTCCTTGCGGTTGCGTTTATTCTTTCCCGGCCAAACTGAAAACCTTAAATCTCGTGCTTCATCTGCATCATTCGCAAAATACGAAAGATTGTTCCTGCAACGATCTAAATCACCTTTTAGGTCATCAACATCAGGTTTTTCTGACCATTTGTACTCTTGTTCTTCGTTTTCCACTTACAAAACTTCATTCTAAATCACATTTGGTAAATTTAGACCTGATTTTTTGTAGTGCAGTTCGTTCTGCTCGATGAATTACCATTCGGTCAACTCCGCAATAATCTGCAATCTCATCTAGTGTCATTCTTTCAGGCACAATGCCACTTCTGAGATATTCTTGGGTTTTTGTACGCATAAGATGTCGAAGGAGCACATCAACTCTCTCTGACTTATCTCGTGACGACTCAGACCACTCTGTATCTTGTTGCGTCAACTTGCTGAACATTGACCTTCAATCCCTGCCTGTAGTTGCGTCCCGGCCTAACAACTGCAGGCACTACTTCCTCCCCAATCCGCACCAATATCATGCGTGGGTTGATTACTTTTCGGTGTATATATGCTTCATGCATTTTAGGGTAAGCAGGAGTCTGCTTAAAATGCTTTTGTGCAGTCGAAACTGATACTTTCAGTATCTTCGCAACCTCTTTCCATGTCTTGCCCTGTTCCCTTAGTATTTTGACTTCCTCTTCCATATCATGCCCTCCCCAAAAATAGATGCAGGGAACTTAGGTTTAAGATGTTTCAAGTCTAAAGCGTAATACTCAGACCCTCCCTGCTTCTTTTCTGCGTGTTCTTTAAAATCGCTATATTTAACCCATCCAATCAAAGTAAGTACCGGGGGAGTAATTGTTTGGTCTGCCTCAACACAAACATATATGTCAGGTTTCCTCTTTTTCCCCTCCACCTTAGATGCGTTGACATTCATTGTGCCACTACCCTTTGATGTTGTTTTTACATCAATAATAACACCTTCATTAGTGATGTAATCTACATTCGCATGGGTGTCTTTCCTTTGTAGGGTTAGGTCAGGAAATATATTAAAATATTTCCCAAAGGCATATTCTCCAATCATGCCCTTAAACTCTTCACCTTGCTTCTTAGACCCCAACATATCTTGTGCGTTGGTCTTCTTATTAGTGACCATTCTTAGTTGTGTAATTAGGGAGCATAAGTCTAAGTCCCTAGCATCTAAATCGACTCTGATCATTTCAGTAACCTCCTGTTCCTGTAACTCTGTAGTTTGCGTCCTCATGATATTCGTAGTTACCGATTGCGATGTATCTTAGTGCATCAGGGGGGTCTTTGCAGGGTGCTTTCAACCCGTGCTCTACCCTGTAGTTCATGCAACAAAAAATTGTGTTTTGACAGGCATCACTAAAGATCAACTTTGAGTGATTGTTGGCATCGATGGGTTTGTCTAGGTCATATGCAAGCAATGTATTAATTGCTTGCAGTCCATCATCGATATGCATTGCTTCTGCCGGGTAAACATTGATCCCCTCCTCCTGCAAGTCAGAGATAATGTTACTTGTACCCTCTGCTTTGAGATAAGAAGCAGACCCCATACGGGGGTCTATGATTATCTCAAGATTGCCCTCAGTCCCTATAACTTCACCCTGCTCAATGTCTTTGACCATTTGCCTGATTTCCCAAGCATATTCCTTGATTCCAAATCCATTTGCTTTTTGTGCCTCTCCGGGGACTCCTCCTTTTTCTGATCCTTTATCAAGGTCTGCCCACTCCCCAATCGTTGGGTCAGGCCATTCCTTGATCACATAATGGACTCCATTGGCAGTAACTCCCACAAGGAGCATAAACCATGATTTTGATCCTGCAGGGTCTATGCTTAAAATATATTGGGCAGGGTTGTTCTCCGGGTCTTTAATTATGGGAATCTCATCGTGAGGCATAATAACACGCTCATCCAAATTTCTGAATGTGGTGTCACTTGGTTTTGTAGGGACTCCATATGCCCTGCAAAGTATCTCGTCACGCTTGCATCCCCCAAGTTGACTTTTCATTGCCTCCCAACCCCCATAGGGGTTATTCTTTGTGTGGAAATAAACAACAGAAGCAGACTGACGCAAAGGATGCTGAATAAGTGGCACTTTCTCACCCGGCAATAACTCAGCGTCAGTCTCTTCTATTGTCTTTGCTCCTGAAAGATATGCATTCACACATTGCGTCCATCCTGAGATCGTTGTGAAGGTTGCAATAATGCGAGCAGGATTTACCTTACCACTATCCCCGTCCGCATGTGACCTCGTCAAACACCTGTAACGAGTAGTGGAAATCCAATTTAGTGGCACTTCTTCATCGAACCATGCTCCTATGTTATATGATCCCTCCACCGGGGGCATAGGGCATCCTATCTCTCCTCCCTCAATGGTCTCAATATTCTGAGACCAATTGCGGAACTCGATCCGTGACAAGTTGGGTAATATTAAACTGCTGTTTGTGAATCCGTTTTTGGTAGAATATGAGATATAATAGGTGCGACTCCTGCCAAGATTCTTGAACTCGTTGGGCAAGTTGTGAAAGATCAATGCTTGCTGATGGGCAATGCTATTTTGCGTTGTTGCGGTAAAACACCAAATGACGCTCTTGGGGTTCATGACTGCTGACTGCACAACCCTCTTACTCGCCCAAAATGACTTGCCTGACCTGTTGCCCCCAAGAGTAAGCAACTCTCCATGATTGCGAAGTTCCCTATCTGCTAGTGACCAATGACTAAGTTCAGTACCGAAATTATAGGGGTCTGTTTTTTCCCGGTCAATTGCGTCCTCTCGCTTAGTGTAGTAATCCAATAACTTCTCCGCACCCATCTTTAGTTGGTCTTCCTTAGACGGAACTTTAAGTATTGGATGGTAAGTCCAATTTAGTGCCATTCCCAAGAGTTAGCATATATGACCTACTTAGGTTAGGGATGTCCCCCCATGTCCTAAGGGTGAATTATCCGTATCGATTAATCACACCTTGACATATGCCAATTGACAATTGTGCCAATTGTGCCAATTGAAAATATTTTTTTCTTTCGCATAATCGGTCGCATGGAAATGGGGGGGGGCATATTTTGACCCCCCCCCCCCCCC